GCCCGGAGATCGCCGATGGCTTTGACGCCAACGGCCTTGACCATATCATAGCCGCCCTCGTCAACCGGGTTGGTGGATCTGAGCGGCAACAGGCGTTCGTCGCCGCCACGGGCCACAACCTGGAGAAACTCGCCGATGGACTTGAAGGGGCTGCCCTCCAGCTTGCGATCCGCCTCATCGCCCGTCACGGCGATTCCAGCGGCGTTGGTCGGCGGGCCATCGAATTCGGCCAAGCCCAGTTCGACAGCCTTGATCTCGGCTGCTTTGACTTTCAGTTCGTCGGCCTCCTCGCGGAGGGCTTTGACCGCCGCCATGTCGGGCGCGTCACCTTCCAGGAGGGCTTTGGCGGCTTCGAGTTTCAGCCGCGCTTTTTCGAGTAGTTCTTTCCAATTCATACTACACCTCCAATATTTCCAGTTCTATCAATTCAATTTGAATCGCCGCTTTGATGGCGGCCAATCGAGCCTTAGCCATTTCCGCGTCGGCTTCTGCCGATGACTTCCCGTCATCCTCTGGCGCTGCCGCTTCGGTTGCGGCCTTGGACAATTCCAGCAATCCCCCAACAGCTTTCGCCAGCAGGGGATTAGATAGCATCATTCTCCATTCCATCGGTTTGACCGTCAGCGTATCGCGGCGCAGCGGAAAAGTGACGATCTGCCCGTCGGCGGCCTTTTGTACGCCGTCATCGGTTGCCTCACCTGATGTGCCGATCTTGCCCGCTTCGATCAGATGTTTCAGGAATGTCATATATTTATTGCGCAGATTCAGCACACGCTCGACCCACAGACCTTGTTCCGTGGCCTTGGCCGTGCCCCAATCGACATATCCCGGCACATCGTCACGGCCCGGCGCGGCCAGGTCGTCGCCGTCCATGACACCCCTGGTCCGGCCATGCTCCCAGTCCACGAGCAAGCGTCCGGTTTCTGTGAAGGCGCTTTCGAGGACGGTCTTGGACGTAAAGTATTCGCCCTTGCTCCCATCGGCGTTGACGTTTTTGGAAGCAATGCCCTCGAGATCGCGCACGTCAAACAGGACAATATGATTGGCAACACGCATTTCATCGCCCTCGATGGAAATGGCTTTCAGGCAATTGTCTACAGCCTTGCTTTCTTTCACCGGCCTGTATTCGATCTCGACCTTGACGGGTTCGCCAAATTCAATCCCATCGTCGGTGATGGTGTAGGGATAGGATAATAGTCCTTCGGGGCCTTCGAGAATGATGGAATCATCGAAGACTTCCTTCACCCAATGGCCGTCGGTCGTCGGCTGGGCCACCTCTCGCGTCGGCTGAAAATCGGCATACCACGCATCGCGCACACGCCGCCCCTGTTCATCGAGGCTGACGGCTTTCGTGCTTTTCCCAGCGGCATTGATGCAGGCGAAGATCGCCGCCTCATCGTCACCGTCATCGGCAAGTACGGCGTTGGCCGCCGTCACACATTTGCCTTTTTCGTCATCCGTCCAGTTTTTCGCTACGCTTGGCGGCTTATCTGTTGTCCAGGGCATGTCTACCTCCTAACAAATAAATATCCGTCTTCCATAGGCACCGAATCCGCGCCAGTGAGTGACGCCTTGCCGCCAGCATAAAAGCCCTCTTGGAGCGCGGCCCAACTAGAGCCACGATCCTGACACCACGTCAAAGCCTGTGCTGGGCGACACATCGTACCCCGACGACAAATGGGGCATTCATATTCTGTGCCCGAGTCATACAAGTCAGCTTCAAAACCGCAGTGAGCACATGTATGTTTGAATTTGATCTCGGCATAGTTGAGGGCGAAGTTCCCTGGAATCGTGCTGCTGCTCGTCGTCACCTCGTTTGGCATGTCTACCTCCTAACAAAAAACGCCCCAAGACTGGGGCGCAACTTGGCGCTCAGTTGGGGCGTTCTATGACGCTCGGTTATGGGATTATGGTCAATTATTCAACGAGTAGCTCAAGGGCGATTTCGTGAGCCACCATTTCTCCTATGATTGGTATTGCGTCCGTAGAGGAATCGGTGATGAGCCGTCCATCCATTTCGGTGTCTCCCGTCAAGCGTACTGCGTTGATGCTTATGGAAAAGTTGATACGAAAGCTACTCATCGTACCCACGAAAGCATCTCTAGGAGCCACTGTAATCGTGGCGTCTACCGAACGTTGCGGCTGCTCCCACCATTCACGCAACTTTATGGCGCGTTTGGCCCGCTCATCATAACCATCCACCTTCCATTGAATGCGCGTGAAGCGTTCATTCAGATCGTTCTCCAGTTTGTGGGCAACTTTGTTGTATTCTACTTTCTCTAACACCGGGCGTACTCCTTTCAATTGACGCAACTGATTTAATCACCAATAAAACTAAGTCCCATACTGAAATGCTGTTCACGTGCTTTTCACCATGATGCCTGGATTCTATCACAATTGAGCCATTTTGCAAGCGGGCGAATGGCAGATTGCATTTGTGGCAACGAAATATTTTATTCATCACCTGATAACGCCTCAGAAATCTTGCGCAATCCGTCTGCAATCTGCCGGGCCAATTCATCACTCATTTGGATTACGTTGGGATGTATGCGTTTTGCGGCATCTAACGCATCGGCGATTTGTACGAGCCATTCTTTGTCATTTGGCGTTGCAAAATCTATGCCAGTCACCGTCTGATTATCCTCGCAATCACAGCATCAAACAGCCGTATGATTTCTTGTTTCTTGTCCTTGAACACGCTTTGCACGGTCGGCCACTTGTGCCGCTTATGTACGGCGGCCTGCCGTTTCTCATCTTGCACCAATGGCGCATAGCTGGCCTTTGTCCCCACTATGCCACGTACTCCAGCGGCGAAACCTCTAACTTCGGTCGTCCAAGAGCGGCCCAGGGCCTCGGAGGTTTGCCTTTCGCCCACCGAACCGTCCTTCCTGGCCCACTTTGAGCCGAATCCCCGTTCATACCAGACGTTTTGGCCGCCACTGGTAAAAGCCCTCGGCTTATTGCCCGCTGTCTCGGGTGGGTAATCGGCCACGCCGGAGCGTATCAATTCGGTGGCCCCGCCCATCATGGCCTTGAGCCCGCGCATGATGCGCCTGGGCGCATCGGCGAAAGCGCGTTCGAGTCGTTTGGCTCCTTGGACGCGGTATTTGAAAGTCATGATTCACCAATGATCGGCCTGAGAGTCTCCCAGCACCGTCCGCGAGGATGGCGAGGCGGGCCATCGCCGCCGCCGAATGGATATTCCCCGTCCAGCCCCACGGCTTTCTTGCCGTGCAATGGCCGGCACAATTCGCAGACGAGACCGTCTTGATTCGTATGCCAGGTACGTTCCCAGGTGAAAAATCCCTCGGCTTCGTAGGCTTTGGCCGTCGCCAGATTGCCTTCTTTGGCGGTTCGTGTAACCTCCGTCACGGCTATCATTTGCGCCCGGTTGTCGTTAAAGGCTGGCAACGCTGCCAGTTTCCGTCGCAAGTCGCCGATGGTCATCCCTGGCGTTTCCACGAACTCGGCTACGTGCTGACCGACGTTGCCACGGGTAGTTTTGTTGACACCTTTTACCAGCTCGCCAGCATGGCCCCTTGCCCATCCCGCCGCTGCCGTATTGATGAGCGTCCAATCCACCCCCAGGCCGGTAGCCGCCTCAATCGCTTCTGCTGAAAATAAGGCGGCTGCCGTCGCCCCGTCGGACAAAAGCGGGAGAATTTCGGCCAGGAGCAGCCGATCTTCGTTATCCCAGAACTTCTTATCCAGCCTCTTGGGCAGGTCTTCGATGGCCTTACGGGCTTTGGGGATTCCGGGTTCCAACCGCTCGTTTATGCGTTGTAACTGGCCTTGCCAGAATTGTAAAAGTACGGCTCGCCATTGCGCTTCGGCGGCGTCTTTCTGCTGGCCCTGGGGGTCCTCCTCGCCGTCCAGATCGGGAAGCCTACGGGTAACTTTGCCAGCTATGATCGTGCTGGCAAAACCCGGCCACGAAAGCGGCCTTTACCTCCTCTTCGGTAGTGGCCCCGGCCAATGCCGCTTTGATACTCTCGTTCACGTCGCTGGGTATGTACTGGCTCACGAAATCGTAGTTGGCCGAGCCGTTGTCACGGAACCTGCGACGGGCTATGCTCTCCCACTTGCGCAAATCGTCGGAAATGGCCTTGCTGAATAATTGTTCCTGTGGTATGGCTGGCGCAACGGGCACGCTGGTATCCAGGTCCGCGTATTCCATTCCCGCTGGTAGTTCAATGCCGAGAATCTGCGTTGCCACAGATTGTTTCATGCCTGCCGTGACGTAGAAACTCCAGGCCGCCGCCCTCTCGTTTTCGTCGGCCTGGAATACGTCCAGGGTCTCGGGTCGGAAGTCCAAGTGGTAGCCCAGGTCGTCGAGCAGTTGCGAGTTGAGCACCGAGGCCACGAACTCCGATTCTGGCACGACAGTATCCCGGTAGAAGGCCAGGTTATCGGACGTGACGACACTGCCCCCGCCAAGGCCAGTGGCCGCCGTGCTCCACAGCATCGTCTGTGGCACGCCGATGGCGGTAGCGATGTCCTCGCGCTTTTCTTTCGTGAATTCGGTATCCGAAAGCTCGCTCATGCCTTCGCCCAGGATGACGGGTTTGACGGCGGCCGAGATGACCTTGGCGGCAAAGGCATTTTTGACACCAGTGATAAACCGTCGCCACCAGGCCTCGAGCTTCTCTTTCTCGCTGTCTCGCGGATTGCCCTCGACAGTCAGGAGGGTGGCCTTGATCGCCCCTCGGCTGAAAAAGAGATTTGCAAAAACATCGATGTTATATAAGGCACCAGCGGCCTTTAAGGCGGCCTGGCCTGGCGAGCCAGTCGGTGGCCCCAGCTCCACGAACGGATCGGGCTGCCAGAAATATACAACGTCATCGACAGCGAGTGGTTTCTTGCCGTGTCTTAGCAGGCGGATAAATCCGGTCAATCCAGTCTGTTCGTTCATCTCTGGCGTCACAGAGGTGGGCAACAGGTAGCGCAGGTCGAGCGTCCGTACCCGGTTCTTTTCCCGGAATAGATAGGCTCGGCCCAGCAAGGTCAACGCCGCCTCTATCAGGTAAAGCAGACTGACGGGATCCGGCAAAAACCCCAGGACATTACTGTAATCTGCCGAGGTGTCGACGTCCTCACCGCCCCGCCCGACGATGGCGAATGGCAAGGCCGACAATGCCTGCGCCCGGAGCTGTACCGCTCGCCAGAGCCAAGGGACGGTTTTCCAGTACTCCTTGAGCTGCCTTATCGGATCAACGTCTTGGCCGCCGCTAAAGAATGTCCACGCCTCGGGTGGTAGCTCATCAATGGCTACCGCTTTAGTGCCATCGAAGAAGTACGAGCGTGTATTCAGGAAATCAGCCATTGGCTACCTAATCCCACTTCTGTCATAGCCCACACCAGTGCATCCAGCCGGTTTGGGCTCTGCGCTCCCATGCCTGGCTCCCAAGTACACAATTCGTCCTCCAGAAACGGAAACTCGCCAACGTGATGAATCCGGCCTTGTTCGTACATTGCCGCTATCGGCTCGGCGCGAATCGCCTTGCCACGACTGGCATGAACCGCCTTATAAGAAATACCAGGCTCCACAGTTCTAATCGTATTCTCCACCATATCACCGCCAAAATTCGTCTCGGCCACTATGCGGTCGGCCTTGTGACGATGATAGGCCGTTATTGCTGCCCGCGCCCAGACATTTGGTGATGCTCGCAAGCTATTATCGGCCAAAACATAACCGTGTTTTTTGCCGTCTACGAATGCTATGCCGCCGACTACAATACCGCATTCAGTAACCCCGCCTGGTGGGTCTACGCCTACAACGATCCGTTCCAAATCAGGATGCTCCAAAATCCGATGCTTCTCAATCGTTGCCCGCGCCCACAATGCGCCTGGTGCGTCATCCACATCCTCAGCCATGATTTCTTGTCGGTATGCCAATGCTGTCATGTCGTGCGCCAGATCATCAATCGCCGACGCCGAAATGTGTGGGTTGTCGCGGCTGGTAAAATGAAATGCTGCCCATCGCCCCGACTTATCAGCCTCTGCGCGTTTGAACATCTTAGCGGCGTGCCGTGGATTTCGTGCTTTCGTCCGGCCTCGACTATGTAGGCTCGGTGGCGTATAGACAAAAGCCCCATCGCCGTCGTTATCCAATAACATCGGCGCACCCACTCTATCCCAGGCATCTTCATTCATCAACTGCCATTCATCCAAGATGAGCAGATCGGCATAATCACCGCGTAGCGTATTGGCGTCCCAGGCTGTTTTGGCCCTGATGCGGGTTTCCGTGCCCGGAATCTCGATGATATGACGCCCTTCATGCTTGTAAAGGATCCCTGCGTCTAGCGGTTCGGCTAATGCGCGTTTTACCTCAAACCAAAACCGGTCAACTTGTTCGGCGGTCGGCGTAGCATAAAGAACACGCTGGCCCGCCAGAAACCTTTGAAGTGCCAGGATTGCGATGCCAGTAGTTTTGCCCGATCGCCGCCCGGCACGGATGACCTTGCGCTTCGCCAGTGACTCAATGAAGGTGCGTTGTTCGCTATGCGACTTCCGGAGAACGATCTTGAATTCCACATCATCCATCCCCGTCGTAGACAACACGAAAGACCACCTCGCCGCCACCATCGCCGGTGTGCTCCATACGCTGTATGGGTTTTCCCATCAAGTAATCAGAGATCCATTGACGGGCTCTGGCGTCACCCGCCTTTGCGAATTGGATAGCGA